GGTGATCTCCTCTTGGCGCGCGCCAGGCTCCCACCCTGGTATGTTCTCTCTAGGAAATCTTGGTCACCGACAAGTCTGCAAACACCGCAGCATATGTCGAGACCCCAGTCCAGCCAGTGCCCAGCGTCGTGGTCAGGATCGCTCCGTCACTCACGGTCACCACCCACCTGTAGCCCCACGCCGTGGCGTTCACGCCCGACGACCACACGATCGGCGCAGGGTTATTGGTGTTCCCGCTGATCACCGTCAGTGTCCCCGCAAGAGCAGAGACCTCATACGGCGGACCAGTCGCCGTGGTTGGCGGGCCCGTGATGCGATGCTTGAGCTCGAGGATGTAAGTACCGCCGTACCTGAACCCGAGCTGCTTGCCTGCATCCGCGCTGCACCAGGTGAACCAGTCCGAAGTTGATGGGACGGCCGTCGCCCTCACAGAAACCCCCTGGTTCGCAACCGGGAAGTCGTCACTAGTGAGCGAATTCATTGCACTGTACTGGAAACCAAACACGCCGTTGACCATCGCGTTGGCCAGGTTAGACCCGGACTGCTGATAAACGCTGACAGTGCCCTTCGCCGCGGACGCAGGCGTATCGGACACGGGCACATATGGCTCGATGAGATCGCAGGCGTAGTGCACCCACAGCTCTCCCAGTGTGGTGCCAGCGACGCCTGGCAACCCGGTAGTCGACACCTCGACGTACCCAGCATCCGTAAAGTTGCCACGTGCAATGGTTCCGTCATTCAGCACGTTGTACCAGCTGACGTTGGCGTCCACCTTCGCGCACTCAAACCCCATAATGATGGAATTCGAAGGAGCAGAAGAGACGGCATGCGTCGAGGCCTCCATAGCCTGCTTGGTGGGGAATTGCTGTGAATCCACATTGTAGTGCGGCGCCATCACCACGGTGCCGAGCGACCCGGCCGCCGAGTAATTGGATGTTGTAGTGCGGAACTCGAACAACAGCTTCGTGAACTTGTACTTGGTATACAGAGACGCGAGGCGCGACAGCCACGGGAAGGTCCCCGAGTCCGCGGCGTTGATGTTGAACTTGAGCGACGTGAACGCCGCCGGCGCCGCAGGCACGACTATGTCCCTAATGTACTCCGAGTGCTGGTATTTGGTGACCGGCACCCCGGAGACGCCCTTGCCGATAGGATGCCCGCCTCCCATGTGCACGATGTCGTTGGTGACGTAGTCACCGCTTCCAGAAAAACGCGCAGCAGAAGGCATTAAGCGACTGCCTGCAGCCTGCAACGCACGGGGCATCGCTGCTGACACCGCCGCCTTCGCCAGCGGCGCCAGGAGGCGATACAACCCGTCCCCGCTCATGCCCTGCACATTGACATGTGACTTCGCAGTTTGCCTCTTCTTCTTTGGCTCCCGCGGCCGGTTCGCCGACCCGAACTTCGGCGGCTGCGCTCCGCCCTTCTTGTTTCCTTTCCCTGCCATGATGTTTGTGTGACGTTGATAACTAAGTGTCTGCTCAGGAAATAAATTCCTGCCAACCAGCCCGCCAGCTGACACTATCGATCCGCCGTCTCCACCAGTAGCACAACAGCACAACACCCCGAGCATCACAGCGCCGCGAAACCAGCCACGCGTAGCCATCGGCGCTTTCCCGTAGTCAACGGCGACCATCTTGCGCATGCTGACCAAGTCGCCAGCCTCCATGTCGCCGCGTCGCGCACGGTCAACCCACACGCCCACGTCTGTCTCAACCTCCGCGAGGGTGACTCCGTACCGCTCCCGCAGGTATGAGTCACGCCGCTCCGGCACGCTTGGCGTGGACTTCCCAACTGGGAAGTAGCTCTCGCTGATCGGCTTCGCGTGCGGGAGCTCCGGCAGCAGTTTCCGCAGTGACGCCACAACCTCGGGGAACACACAGAGATCGTAGCACAGGCCCCCGATTTTCGATGCCAGAAGCTTTGCTGGGTTGCCATTCGTCGCCGTGCCGCTCAGCTTCATCAAGGCCCGGCCGAGTTTGGGCGCGAGCGTGAATCCACCTACATCCTGGCTGGGGACGAATGTGCAGCTGCAGAAGTCGAGGCCACTCCCTGCCTCCGTCCGCGTGTTCGTCGCCGCGACCTCATACTCTATGCCCAGTGACTTCGTGCGAGCGGCGACCTCCTCAAAAGTCGTGCACCCTCGGACGCTGTCCAGGAGCACGGCAACTCCCAAAAATGTGTTCCAGTACAGCGTGTCCGGGTCGCCGCTGGCCACGTCGCCGAGCACCTCGAACCTTATGCCTCGCCGCTTGAAGCCGCCGACGCGCAGGACCATCCTGTCCAGTATGTCGACCAGGCCCTTAGGCATCCCGAGCTGCAACAAGTGCCTGCTCTTCAACCGCAGTAACGTCGCAGAGACATGTGCGTCCCACCGCGCCGCGTCGATGGCCACGATCTTGCCGTCGAACACGAGGTACCCATCATCGCCGCAGTCGACTATCGCGTTTTGCCTGTTCTTCGCCAGTTCAAGCATAATCGCCGCCACGTCAGACTTGCTGCGGCCAAAGGCCATCACGACGCGCCATCCCAACACCTCACTTGCCTCGCTCCCGTCAAAGACCGCGCTGGCCCGTCTGCCGTACGCGGTGAAGTACCGCCCGAGTGCCGCCTGCACCTCATCCGTGCTCGCCTGTATGGTCCGTGGGTCGCTGCTGGCCACCCTGTACTTGCCGTTGCGCGTCGCGAACACCTTGTCCGGCAGACACAAATTCACCTCGTGCTTGAGGAAGCAGGAGCGCTTGAACCATGGGTTGCTAGCCCCCAACAGCGTGTCACCAAATGCCGCGAGGCCAAAAATGGCTAGGCGCACGAAAGACAACTGATAGCGCGTTCGCTTCACGGGCGGAAACTTTGCTGCCCAATCCTCCTCACTGTCCGGCTCCACCACGCCCATCTTCTTGCTCATGCTGTCCAACGCGCTCACCACCCCGTCCGTGCTACGGACCACTGGCGGCGTATCCTTCAGCACACGTCCTGCCAAAGAATGCAGCGTGTTGGCTCTGTTGGCCGCGAAGGAAGTGATCGGCACGAACTCCGGCATGAGCTGCGTGAGCTCGTTCTTCGGATTCTTCCCACGCGCGAGCTTCCGAAAGACCTTGGAATGATCCTTCATGGGAAAGTGTGTCCTGAACTCAGGATCATCAAAGAACCGCTCGAACTCCGAGTCTGCCCCAGACGGCTTGACGCGTGGGAAGCGACTGCTGCCCCCTCTGTTGTACGCCAGTACCGCCGCTGCTACCCCACCGAGACCCAAGAAACCACCCGAGCCCACGGCTCCCGGCGTGTAAGTGATGCCGTACATGTACCTCAACCAGGCGCACGCCGCAGCCCCGAGGCCGGCGTCCCACAGCAACGTGAACGACATTGCATACATGGACATGAACTCCGATAGCAGGAAGTGGCGCATGATGACCCAGTTGAACGTCATGTGGTAGACGACAGCCACATGGAACGGCAGCGCATGCGTCGCGAAGTGCATGTACAGCGTGGGTAAGTAGGCCCAGATCAGCCCCGTGCCGTGCTTGCTGATGAACCCGAACCACTCGATGAAACATATGCACATGGTACACAGCAACCCGAGTGTGGGGCCTCGCCCCAAGAATGGTCTTAATCGCACGTGCTTGACCCATTCCTCCCACACTGGTGCCAGGAACAGGACCTGAACACTGCCGAAGCAGATCTGGTGCACCCAGTAGGCAAAAACCTCTGGTGCCTCGATTCCGTGCCAGCGACGGAAGACCTCCTCGTACCACAACAGCCAGGTCCTGTCACCCGTGGACAGACCCTTCCGAAACGCGTCGTAGTGTGCGGCCACCATCATCTCAACCTGAGCCGCGCCGCGGCAGCCGTGATCCCTGATTGCCTCGCTGCTGTTCATGCTGTGCAGCACGCCCTCGCGCGCTTGCTCGTCGCGCTTCGTCTTGTACTCGCCGTTCAGCCCCTTATGCATGCAGTTCCTCGAGCCCACCCCGCCCATGAGCCAGAGTGATGTGAATTCTGACTCCGTGAACGATATGTGCGAGCAGTTAAGCCCGCGCACCTCGCCCTCTGTGCAATTGGCGTAGTATCTCGTCTGCCACGACGCCGACCCATCGGCGACCACACGTTCGCGGCGGCTGTCGAAGTGGTGTAGAAGGGAGCCCGATGCCCCATTCAAACCAAACCCGAAGCCGTCCTCGAACTTCACAGTGGACAGCACACGCACGGCGAGGCCAAACGCCTCAAACCCAAAATTGACGGCCGCCGAGACCGCGCACAGCACCAGGAGCCAAAAGAACACCCGCACGTACCATAGCGAGTCCTCCGTCGTCGCCGCCTCCCAGCAGTCCGACACGAAGCGCGGCATCCACCATGCCAGGCGCGTGTTGTTCATCTCCCTGGCGACACGCTCTGTTGTGTGCGCATCGCCGGCCACCGCGCGTGCGTAGGGCACCGCCCTGTTGTCGTGAACCGCACAGCACAGACGAATGATGTAGTCTATCTGCCGCCCACTCAGGCGCTCATTGAGCTTCAGCTGGCCCATAATGTGCGACGAACTCGTCCGCGCGTTGGATTCGTTGGCGTAGTACCGCATCGACTCGCCCAAGACGGCGCTGGGCACGTATTCACGTGAGCCCTCGATGCAAACCTCGGATATGGTGCTGCCGCGGAACCACGTGAAGTAGGCCCTCTTGTACCGATACTGCGAGAACCGGTGGCGCACTGGCACGCTCTCATGTGTGCTAGCCTCGATCTTAAACAACACCCACGGGATCCCTGCGTTCTTCGACTCAGTGGCAGGCGCGCTCTTCTCCAGAACCACGGCCCGCATGCCGTTGGAGATGGGAACCGGATCGAACATCCAGTCGTTGGACGGGTACTCCACATCGTTGACGACAACGCGCTCGAGCTTCTTCCCGACCCTGTGGTACGGCAGCAACTCGTTTCGCGAGTACGGCTCACAGAACTCCCTGGTGAGTATGTAGTCGCCCACCCGCACCGTCCCGGCCATGTGCCAGCACCGCTGCCCGTCCCTGTCCCCGTCGCCGTCCTCATACGGCCCGCACTGATCCCCGCCGCGATCCCTGAGCTCGCTGGACATGCGCGCGTACTCGCTGCCCTCAGTGATCTCCTCATCAGCGTCCGGTACGCTTGATGAGGACGAGGACGCCTTGTCCTCCTGGATCTGGACCCTTGGCCTAGTAACCAGCGGCGCAACTGCGCGCTGTACCTTGCTCCTGGCCGCATCCAGCACTGAGCCCACCTGGTAAGAGATGGAGCTGCGTGGCGCATCTAACAGGCCCGCATCGACCGCAGCGGCAACTGCCGCCGGGTCGGAGCCGTCAACGCGCTGTATTTCGCACGCGAGGTCGCGGCACGACACGCACAGGTCGAGACCGTAGTAGGCGAGCTTCGCCTTGTGGTTGGCGGTCTTGTTCATCTCTCGCCTCGTCAAAGTGTACGCCTTCCCACACGTCTTGCAGTCAAACGGCACCTCGGCGTCCAGTTCCTCGGCCTTGGCCTGACGACGCACCTCGGCCGCGCTCGTCCCGTTCCCGTTGAGCGCCCGCTGCAAGTGCTGCAGCACCACGATGGGCACCCCCCATAGCTCGATGGCTTTCAAGAGCTCTGGTCCGTCCCTGTACGCAACGATGCACCTGCGGTTGTCCTCGGACACCCAGAACGATGCCACACCCTTGGTGCGCACACTGTGCTTGTCGAGGCGCAGCGTCGCACTCCGCCACTCATTCCCCGCCCGCCTGACTGGGTTGAGGCTGTATCGCGACCCCGCAAAGCGCTCAGTGAGTGCACTGAAGCCCACCACCCAGAGCCCGTCGATCCTCGCTGCGTCCGTCGCCAGCGCCGTCATCAAGCCCCCGTCCCGGTACCCGCTCACGGCGCGCGCCAAAAGACTGCCCGCATTGCCTGGGCTGAGAACCCGGACAATGCACCCCACTGGGTTTTGAGGCGGGTCGCTGAAGTGTTGCTCTGCATCGCTGACAGGGCCGCCAATATTCTCACCGTTGGCTTCGGTTGGCGCTAGCAGGCGCCCTGGTTCCATTCCTCCCGTAACCATATGACCACCCCCCTCTCCGCTGTTCCTTGTGGAGGTAGTGACTGAGGACAACAAGTTGATCGGCACATCAGGCCCTTCTTGATCCTCTCCCGGCGCATTACTGAATGTTGTAGACATTTCGGATTGTGATGCTGTGGGTTGGGTACGACGCAAAAGTAGTCGCCCCTGGGGTGTGAGATCCCTTCGAAGTTAATTCATCATCTCACGACGGTTGGTTGTCGGGCTTGCCAGCCCTCCTTGTTTATCATGATGGAGTCGAAAAGACAAGCTCGTCGACCATACTCAGCGGAAGCCACCCGTTTATCACGGAGCCCCACCTTTCGGTCTACGAACCGGTCCCTCGTTAATCGATCACGATCGGCCCTCTTGGGGCGAGTAGGGGGCGCGCCTAAAAAGGACTTATGCGCCTCACCCTGACCCGCCTGTGTGCAAAGGATTGGGGGACCCCCCTACAGCGCAGCCCCACATCCGTGGTTCTACGCCTCTTTGTATGAGATCTGATGTTTGTCCCTTACTCCTATGTTGCCCACATTTCCACTAACGACGCCTGGCTTAGTCGTGGTTAAAAATGCCATCAGCTGTAAAAATGCTGACCCCGAGTCACTTGTGCAGTGTCGAGTGGTAATATGTACAGCGCCTGCCGCTGCACGGGAATTACTTATTTGCTATCAACAGCCCCGTGTGCGCATAAGCTGCGCTTTGTATTATGCTCGTCCGCGGTTTGCCTGGATTCCCCTGGTCCGCCGGGCTATAAGTCCTGTGCTCATATCTGGTGTGTTCTGAGACGCGTTTGTATCTGACGTCATTTATTGTGCCACGGCGCCCTACCGCGCCATACTCGACAACTACAAAATGACCGCTACTAACGTCTGAGAACACAAAGGCAGCTGTTAAGTCGCACACGCTGTTATCTGCCTTCGCCCGCGGTTATGAGCTTCCGCGGGTTCCCCCCTATACCATGCTGCTGCTAGACAGTGGTCCATAAAC